CTCAGCCACGGCGTGGAAGGACAGAGCAAGCCCAAATACAAATACTGCCAAAAACTGCTTCATAGCCTTACCTCCATTGTTTGGTCTTAACGATGGCTCAAAAATCGTAACCGGTAAACCCACGACTGGGTGCGCCCATGCTACCGGCGCCTTTTGCGGTCGGCGCCGCTCAGCCGGGCTTTGTTTTTTATGGCGTTCAGTCTGCGGCGCCAATCATCTCGCTCCGCCTCATCTTCGATTCTACCGAGCCAGGCGCGGATCTCTGGCGGGCGCATGGTGCGAATCATTTGCCAGGCCCTGTGCCAGCGCTGCTTATCTTGCTCAATCTCTGCGCGCTGACTGTCTGGCATGGTGGCCAGATTCATTCAAACAGGTCTCCCTGGTTGTCGTCTTCCGGGTTGGCGTTCAAGATCTTCATCACCTGCCGATCGGTCAGCTCGTACTTCAGCGCCAGCTCGGACAGCTTGGCACCGCCATTCCGCTCCCGGCGGATAGCGCGGTTGCGGATCTCGGTCTTCAGGTGCTTGCCCCTGGGCACTTTCAGTCGCTCGCCGGCCATATACTCGCTGAGGGTTTGGGCGGCCTCTGCGCCTACGGCGTCCACCAGCGGGTGGTGGTGAGGCATTCGCTGGGGCACCCAGAACTCGGTGCCTCCAAATGCGTCCATCAGCTTCAGCACGGCAGGCAGGCCAATAACCTCCGCAAGATCGGCCATGGAGGCCGGCAGCAGTTCAGCTTCAGCGGTCATTTCTTCACCTTATACTGGTTTGGGTCTACACCAAGCCGGCGCATATGGGCTTCCCACTTGCGCTGGGCCTCCTCGGGGCTTTCCTCCATGCCCTGCTTTTTCTCCGTTACCGTCGGCCGGCCGCCATCTGCCTCGGCGGCTGGCCTGCGGGCGTCAGGTGCCACGCTGGCCAGCACCTGCTTCAGGTAGTTGTGGTTCTTGAGCGGGTGGTTTTCGCCTCTCTGGCGTTTCTCATGCAGGCTGCGGACTGTGTCCTGCAGTGCCGCCACCAGGCTGTCACGGTCGGCAATGGCCAGCGCCTCCTGGGCCAGCTTCAGGGCTCGGGCATTACTGAGGTCTGACTTTGCAGGACGAAACAGCGCCAGGTATTGCACCAGCGGCCTAGCCAGGGGCCGACCGAGGCCGGACAGCAGGCCCAGCAGCTCACTGCCGGCGTCGTCCTGGATCAGCGCATCCAGGTGCAGGTGGCTATGGCAAACGGGGCAGCGGCCTAGTTTCATTTTTCCGCCCCTTTCCGGTGCTCTTCCAACCATTGGTCCGAGCCCATGTAGTGGGCACACAACCGAGCCAGCATCCTCCTGTTTCTTCGCCAGTTCTTCGGCAGGCCAGAAAACTGTTTTTCTGCGTCTTCAAGCGTTAGATTCTGATCTTTCAGACAGCGCTCTAACGCGCTCAGCAGGCGGCGCTTCTCCAGCTCAACATCGAGAGCTGCAATCAAACCGGTGTATTGCTCCACGGTTTTAAGCCACGCGCAGCGCTCGATCTTGTACTGGCGCTTAGCAATGGCGTCGGCGTAGCTCCACGGGGCTTTCAGCTCGGCCAACAGGGCCTCAATCTTCTGCAGCATGGGCTGGGCGTCCAGGTTGTGCGGCTTGCCAGGGTACTGCGCCACGCGCTTCCGGGGCTTGGCCTTAAAGCCGCGTTCCTTCATGTGCTGCACAATCTTGTGCAGCTCTGCCACGTTGCAGTCAGAGCAGGAGCGCTTGCCGCCGGTAACGGTGGCGATCATCTGGCGGTAGGTATCTTCGTCCAGCGCCAGCTCTTTACGGGCAATGTGGATCTGGGCGAGTACGCCTTTGCGGTTGCTCATTTAGCGACTCCGTTGCGGCAGCTTGTGGGATCAAAAATCCTAGACTCAAGGCTGCCCTCCCACTCAAAGAACATGTCAGCCTGGCCGTTTCCGTCTACAGCTGCGAGAAGTCTCTTCGCAAGCCTCACAGCGTCGTCGCGGGTAAGTTGAACGGTTGACCCTTGCAATCCTCCGTTCCATTCAACTCGCAGAGCCACCCATTGGCCGCAGGAGTCTTTGTATGGCGCTGTTATCAGCCGGTGTCCGGAATAAATTGCATACATTTGCAAGGGTGCGTCGTTCAACTCGAAACTGCTTTTATGCTCATCCGTCATCGCTGTCAGGCTCCTGGCTTTATGAATTCGGCTGCTCATCAGTACCGGGCCACCACGCCCGGCAGACGCCCCGGCTGGGGCGTTTCGCTTAGTGTTTTTGGTTGGATCTACTAACGCATTGCTCCTGCTGCACGTCGAACGTTTCACGTATCGCTTCGCGGATGGCGTCGCACCCAACCATTGCCAGGACTTGCACGATGGTTGGGTCTTCGCCCATTTTGTCGCCGTGAAAGTCCAGCCCGACCTGGAACCCCTTTTCTAGCGATTCCAGGGTGATGGTGGCCCTGGCTCCTACCTTCATTCCGGTGGTTTCAGCCATGATTCACCCGATCCTTCAGCGCTTTGGCTGGCTTGAGCTTCACTACCCGAGACGCCGGAACCGTCAGCTCTTCACCCGTCTGCGGGTTGCGGCCGGTGCGAGCGGCGCGTTCTGAAACCACCAGCTTGCCGATCTCCGGCAGGACTACTTCATTGCCCTGGCGCAGCTCTGAGGCAACCACATCGCCCAGGGCGGCCAGAACGGCGGTCATGTCCGCCTTGCTGATTTGAACGCTCTCGCGTCTCTGGTGGTGCTTCTCAATCAGGGCTTCGGTCAGTTGTGCTTTGTTCACGTTGTATTCCTCTTGGTTTGCGGGGGTTGCTTGGTTAAAGGGCCGCTACGTCGAGCGGGATTTGGCGGTGCGGGCCGTCTTCGCCCTGCCGCTCGTAGAAGCGCAGATAGCTCTTGCTGCCGGTGATCTGGATGGAATCCATAATTGCCTGCATGGCCTGCTGCCACTTCTCGTCTTTGATGTTCAGGCTGCGAAGGCCCAGCACTCGGGCGGTGCTTATCTTGCCTTCCTTATCGGTCTGGAAGGCGTGTTCAACCAGGGCCTGCACTTCGGAGCTGCTGCCGGCGGTCCACTCGTGAATGCACTGGTCAATCAGCTCCTTAGCTACCTGAAGTCGTTCGTCAAACGCCAGATGGTCGGCCACGGCGCGCTTTACCTGGTACTGGCCGTCAAAGCTGGCCAGGGTTACGTTGCCTTTCTTGCCGCCGTAGGCCGTGTCGTACTCGCGGGCGCTCAGTTCCAGGAAGGCTTCTACCTCGCTGGAAATCTCCGCTTTTACCCGGCGCATCTCGTCTTGCAGGGTTTTCACCTTGCCGATCACCCGCTGCACCAGGTCATCACGCAGCCGGTCGATGTCTTTGATTTGGTCCACCGGTACCCAGTGGCCTTTTGCGTTGCGGCGGAACTTATCCGCCTGGGCTACTTCGCTCATAACTCAGAACCTCACGTGGTTTGGGGTTGCGGACGGGTGGTGCGCTTGAAACAGCTCAGCCTGCCGCGTCTTTTGGGGTGCCTCAGGTGGCGCAGGGGCTCGAACGGCCGCACATTGTTGCGCGGCAGGTCGTCCAGCTCCCGGGTGATTTCTTCGGCCCGTTCTTGCAGGATTTCTTCCCGAATGAGTCTCACGCGGACCGTGGTTTGTGCTGGCATCAGCGGGAACGGAGCGCCCAACAGGTGCTCATACCGGGCCGGATCGGCCAGATACTGGTCCAGGCTTACGCCGTGTTTGTAGAGCATGTGGCTCGCGTATTGGTCGGCGTAATGCTCCAGATAGGCGGTTGGGTACATTTTCACTGGTTATCTCCCATGGCTGCCGGGTTGCGCGGGCAGCTTCGGCACGCTCGGTAAAGGCGAATACGGGTCGGGTTGCTGCCAATGAATGGCTTGGCGCGCTCTTTTTGGCACTGCTCGCCAGTGATCTCGCCCAACACCGGGCAATCCACAAAAGATGCCCAAGTCATAATGGCCTTCTCCATTCGACCGGTATTGGCCGGGTATTTGTTGGCAAGCAAAGTACTGACGCTGGCGCGGTTCACGCCGATTCGCTCGGCTGCCGCGTGGTTGCTGCCCGCCTGGGCAACAAGTCGAGCCAACACGCGGATAAACTCGGGCGGCTCTGGGCCCCAGGCGCTGATATCAGGCTTCTTCACAGC